GACCGACGCCCGCGTCTGTCGAAGCGGTACCCGTGCCAGTGGCGAATATCTTCTCGAAGCGCGTGGAAAGCCGTGAACCGTGGCCAAAGATCGCAACGCGCATCTCCGGGAATCCGCCCGTCCCACCAGCGAAGCACGCGATAACGCCGGCGCTTACATTCGCCTGATCGAAATTGATCGAGCCGGTATCCTTCATCCACTCCCAGATGCGGGCTTTGCCGACGCCCAGATTGTCAACGAGCGTCCACGCGAATCCGTTCTGCATGATCTCGCTCGTTGGCGTTCCGGGTCGCCACACGATGAAATCAGGGACGGCCACGAGATTCAACGCCGACGCGATGGCGAATGCGCCGTCGGAATTCATCGGCTGAGCGTTCAAGACAGAATCCGCTACGATGGCGGCCTTCAAGGTCGTGAGTTGTTGCGGCGTCATTTCGCTCTCCGTATCGGATACCAGAGTGCCCAGCGGTGTTTATCGGCAATCAGCAGTAGTGCCAGTTGTTCTGGTGTCATGTCTCACTCCTCATTGAATCGTTACGTTGCGCGTCTCGCCGTTGGCGTAGGTCGCCACCCCGCCCGTGATGCGCCCGGCGGCGTCTTTCACCGTCTTGATCGAAACCGGCTTCGCTTCCTCGATGGTCTTCGTGATCTCGTTCACGGCATCGTTAAGGAGTTTGTCCATCTTCGGCGCGATGTCGGTTGATTCCTGGTGCTCCATGTCCTGCTCCCGACATGCCTTGTCGAAGGCGAGCTTGTCGTCCGCCAGCATCTTGGCGTCCGCCACTTTCTTGCGCGCGATCTCTGCGTCCACTTCCGCCATGCGCCGCTTGTTCGCAATCTCGGCGTCCGTCTTTTTGTTATCCAGCGCGATCTCCTGATTCTGGATACGCTCTTTCGCAGCAAGCGCGGCCATGTCTTTGCGCTCCTGCGCGCCGATTCCCTCCAGCGTCGTCTGGTGATCGGACTGGACTTTCAGGGTCTTTTCCGCTGCGCCCGTCTTCAACTGCTGGTTTTCATCGCCCAACTTCTGCAGCATCTCCTGCATCTGCTGCATCTTCTGCTCGAATTCGGGGGGAATCTGCGGCTGGGCAGCGGTCAACTGCCGCACTTTCTCCGTCGCCTCGTCGAACGCACCCTCGATCATCTTCCCCACCTTGAAGCCGGTGACGCCGAACTTCCATACTTCCATGATGAGCGGCGTCAGGGGCGCGGCCATCGGGCCGGCCTGCGCGAGGGTCATGATCGTATCCTTGATGAACGCGGAATTGGCCGCGATAAACGACATGCGGGAATCCTTCTCCGCGTCCTCGTCGATATGCACCAGAGAATCGGCCGCGATCTCGATCCTGAACGAGCGCAGCGGGTTCTGCCCCGGAACATCGGGGTAGGTCCCCGTCATCGGGTCCTTCACGGCGCGCTCACCGATCAATAACTGCATCGCCTGGGGCAGCAGCGCCTTGTCAAAGTCCGACAACTGATCCACCGCCGAGATGCGCACAATGGTTTCCGGGGAAAACTTATTGCAGATGATCTGCGCCTTGATGCGCAGCAATTCGGTCGCATACTGCGCGATCTCGTCCTGGTAGGCCTTGATCCCGAGATTCCCGTATTGCCCCTTCATCTCGGTTTGCCCGAGCTTCTCGCGGGGATTCACCACGCCTCGCATGATGTCGGAGATGCGTGTGATCTCGTAGATCTGCTGCTTGATCTGATCCATCGCCATGTAGCACTCGCGCAGCGCCTCGTAGATCGGCTTCAGGTCCACCAATTCAATGGCTCCGGTTAATTTCCCCTTCTCCGCGTAGGACGCCCAGTTCTTGACCGGGAAAAGACCCGTATTCTCGCCTTCGGAAAATAACCGCCCGATCTCGGTAATCGAGGCGTCATAAACACCCATCACCTTCAACGCGCCGATCAATCCCTCGATGCGCAGCGCGAGGGTGTCCAGTTGATCGGCCTGATACTGGTAGAGCGCAAAATCCGGCGTCGGCACCAGCGAATCGTTCGCCAGCGTCGCGTAGAGCGGCTTGGGGCAGGGGTAGAAATCCTCCAGTCCCAGCGGGTCGTCTCGCCGGTCGAGAATCCTGTTCAACGACTTTGAAATCCACAACGCCTCGGATTTATCCTTGTCCCAGATTTCCAGCACGCACGCGAGCTCGGTCTGCTCCCCGCCTCTCTCGGATTCCTTCAGGTGCTCTGGTTTAGCGTCGAGGGGAACCTCGTTCCCGATCTCCCCGAAGCGTTCCACCAGGGCTTCGCGTCCGAGGTAGACCTTGCGCCATACCGCCGTCACTTCCTCCCAGTTTCGCGCCAGCATGTGGCCGAAATCCTTGGGATACACGTAATCGGTGGGCGCGCACTCGTAGTCGAGTTCCTCGTTCGGCAGCTGCGAATCCTCGGTCACCTGCAGCCCATCGACGGGGAGCGAGAGCGCGGCCGCCTTCATGTGCGGCTCATAGCGCGCCCATGCGCTGGCGCGTCCCCCGAGAAAGCGGTCGAGCACCGAAGCCTTCATCGTGGCGCGGTAATCCGGGTAGTGATCCACCTCGTATTCGAGCGCCCGCTCCAGGGTCAACGAAGCGACCCGCCCCACCGGATCGTGATCCCGAAAGCGCCGGGAAACATCTGGCTTTGGCAGATGCGCGAAAGTCGCCGCCGAGAGCGTCTGCACGTTCGCCCACAGGATATTGAAGCGCGCCCCGGCGGCGGCCCCGGAGGAGCTATCCCCGCGCTCGTCGCGGTAGCGTTTGATGATCTTGGCGCTGCGCGCTTCCCACTTCTTGAAAGCGCGCTCGTAGGCCGAGACGTGTCCCAGCCACTTCTCGACCTCGGCAGCTTCCGAGCGTTCATCCCGCGTGGGCTCGCGCTGCGGCATCAGCCGGCCGCGAAGAAAAACGTCACATTAAGCGCGGTGCCGCCGATCTCGGCAAAGCACCCGGCGGGGCAATACGCCGGATACGCGCGCCAGCCAATCGCCGGGGTGATGGTGCCGGAAATCGCGGTCGCCGCCGCGCTCTGCCCGTTATGCAGGATCAACGTCCCCGCATTGGTCGAATTTACGTAGAAACCCAACAGCGTTCCCGCCGCGATGGACACGATGGCGTCATCGGTCATGTTGACCGGCGTTCCCGATTCGACGGCTTGCATGGGTTAGCCTGCGGCGAAAAACGCGGTCACGTTCAACGCCGCCACCGCGATAGTGAAGTGGCACCCGGCGGGACAGTAGGCCGGGAAACGGTGGTAGCCGATAGCCGGTGTAATCGTCCCCGATATTGCCGTACCCGATGCCGTCCCGCTCGACCCGGATCGAATCACCAGGGTCCCGGTGCCCGCCTGCGAATTCACGTAAAACCCCAGCAACGTCCCGGAGGCAATCGACACCGTGCCGGTCGCCGACAAGTTGACCGGGGTGCCGGATTCAACGGCCTGGCTCATATATACTCCCTGCGCCGTAAGTTGCGTTCGTGATGCGTCCACATTTCATCCATCGTCAACGTGGACCCCACCCCGGCGGTTAACTCCCCCGCCGGCTTTTTCGGAGACTTCGCCACCTCGCGCTCGCGCATCACCTTCGCGCCCTCGCAAAAAGCGTCCGCCGCATCGCATGACCAGTCATCGACCGGGGCCTTGGAAAACGACTTGCGCTCGTCGTCATAGGCGTACTGCCACGCCCGCAGCGCCTTGAGCCCCGCCTCGCAGCGCGTCTTGTGAAAGCGGCACTTGCGGATCACCACCTGTGCCGCATTGATCGAATGCTCCTTCTTCGTCAACGGGCTTACTTCCACCCGATCCACGCCGAACGCCCTCACGAACTGCTCGACCGCGGAATGCTTCGCGGAAAAAGTCTTCGCCTTCGCGTCGTGCGGGAGCCAAATCTTTCCAAGACGCCGCGGCCCGATCTTCGTCTTCAGCCGCTCGATCCACTCGCCCGCGTCGAGCCCCGCGTCCTCGTCGTAATCCACCACAGCGAATCCGTCGAGCCGGGGCTGCCAGAACCAAAACGCGGAAATATGCCGGCGTCCGATGTCAGACGATATTTCCAGCGGGGCCCCATCGGGATCAAAATCAATGCCCTCTGAAATCCTCCCCTCCTTCTCCGCAGCTTCGACATACCGGCCAAGAATCGAGCCGACATTCGCCGCCGACCAGTCGCAGTAATACTCCTGCCGGAATAACTCATCCGGCATCGAGCGGCGTTCCTCATCGAGAACCTCCTGCGACAAAATCCCGGTATCGTCCACCGTCAACAACGACTTGAACCACTCCGGCCGATCCCCCGCGTACTGCCATAAATCATGCGCGTGGTTGTAACCCCGGGGCGTCGTAATCAACAATTCCGTCCCATCGTTCATCGCCAGCGCCGGCCGAAGAAAATCCCGCGCCCGCGGATTCATCAACGCATACTCCGAATACGTGATGTGCGTCGGAAACGCCCCCACCAGAGCGTTGAAATTGTCCGCACCCACCGGCTGCCAAATGGACCCATTCACCAACTCCAACTTCATCTCGTGATCGAGCCTCCTCCTCACCATGGCCGGAGGGAAATTCACATCAATCAACCGAAATCCGTCCGGCGTGATCGCGTCCCAGATCACCTTCCTCGCGTCCTCATACCGAGGCAGCGCATGCCAGTACAGCCCCACCCGACGACACGCCAGCGCGCTCTCGATAAACGTCGCCACCCGATCCTTCCCCGCCTTCCGGTGCCACACGCAATACGCATGCTTTCCGCCATCGTTGAAATAGTGGTAAACCGGCTTCTGGTAAAAGCGCCCCTTGAA